TAGTATCAGGGAGATATTTTAAAATGAATCCGACACGCCTTGTTAATTCCTTAGCATCTTCTTCACGCTTTGACATAGCGACTACAGCATAGCCAGATTGATGTACCATGCGCCATATGGCATAAGCCAAGGCTAACCAAGTTAAACCTAACTGCCTAGCCTTCAGTACGATGTTGAGTTTATTGTTTATGAAACTCAATAAAGCTATAACTTGCTTAGGCCATAATAAAAAAGGAACTGCTAATTCAGCAGCGTCCCTATCTTCTATCTTAACAAAGTTTTCTATAAAGTATTGGCAACTTCTTCTGCCGCGCTCTGCCCTGATTATAGCCAGAGTAGGTAGTTTGCTAACATCAACTTTGGGCTTGGCAGAAACAGGTTTTGCCACAACCTTCTCTTTCACAACTACCTTCTTCTTAGGAGTCTTAATCTTAGCAGCGACTACCACCTCACCCAACTAACACTCTCGTCTTCCCCAGCCGTATAATTAGCCACTACCACAGTTTCCTTTTTCTCCTTACATCTACCTATAGACCACAAAAGGCAGTTCGGACAATTTACTATTAATCCTAGCGATAATGGCGAGAAGTTTTTGCATTGCGACATTGGGTTTCCTCCTTTCTGCAGGCTTGGGTTATTAAATTACTATCTACTAAAAATTATTAAATCTATTGATTCAAATGGAGATTGCTTTGCTACTCCAATCATGTCACCAAAGTCTTGAAACAATCTCCATAATTGAGTTTTATAATATCCTTCATCATCGAACTTGAGTTCCCATTCCTTAATGCCAACATCGTTAATCTGCCTGACTGTTTCATTAAGAGATTCATGCAATTCTTTCAGTCGTGCAATGCCAATTTCACTTAGTTTTACTTTTACCGTGTCGTTCATATTTGTGATGTGTTCCATGTTTATCCTCCTATAGATGGATTGGCTTAAACGTTCTATTCCTCTGGATACCATTTTTTCATGTCTTCTTTACTAAAAAATCTAGGAGCAATTTTCAATGGACAATTTTCTATTCTGCCTTTATCGGGACATCTTCCTCCGAACATATCATCAAAGCTACTCTTTTCAAGTATCGGGCAAAACAAATTAAAATCACGATAACTAATATCGCAATCGGCACAGTTTTCAGGCATGTTTAATTCGATTGTTGCTTTCATTTTGATATTCCTTTTATAAATCCAGCACCACTAAATCGCACCCATCTCTTACCTAATGTCATGTAAATAAACCATTCTCCGCAATCAGTAAACGAGCTAAAAGAGAACCATCTATTTCTAAAGACAAGGAAGTAGAATCCTTGATAATCTCCATGACTTGTATAATATCTTTTAAGTAGTTTCAAGTTGAATTACCTCCTTTCTGCTAGGACTTGACTTGAATTATTTGCTATTTAACATTATGACTACAGCTTTATAACTTGTCGCTAACTCACCCAAACTATAGAGCATGAACCCTATAAGTACCCACAATGTAGCGGCTCCCCCTCTAGTGGCTTTCCATTTTCCGGTAATAGTAAGTAACGCCATAACGACACAAAATATAATAGCAACTAGATTGCTCATTCCTGATTGCCTCCCCCCACAAAATGGGTATGAAAAAGCACCCTCGATTGAGAGTGCTAAGTAAATTTAGTTTATTATTCCGGAATATTATTGGTGGAACAATAATGCAAAAGAAATTTTTTGTACCGTGTTCTTTTTTCCTTTGCCTTTTCAAGCTCTACCTTGGCTCCCTTAATAAAAATATCCAAATCCTGAATTTCTTCCCCAAATTCCCGCCTAAACATAAGGTGCAAGAAACTAACAATCTTGTGTTCAGCGTAATAAATTTCACTGTTTAACCTAGAGATTTCTAATTCGCTCTGACCCACGATGTCTTTAATTTCCTGAATAAATAATTTCTGGAAACTAAGTTCTTCCATTTGCTATCCCTCCCTTCTTGCCTAACCTTTCGACAAAAGGAAGGTTTTTCCTGCAAATATAAAATTAATTGGCAAGGGCATTGCCAAAATTAGATACCTGGTGTTATCTGGTAAAAGGCTTTCCCCTCACTGTACCTTAATGATGCAGTACAGGTTCGCTCCATTGTTTCCATGATTCTTAAGAATGCGTTAATTAAATGTGGCCGAATTTCCGTTTTGCCCTCAACTAAAAACTGTTTAACCGCATAATTCAATGTATCTGTCATCCTAAACCACTCCTTTTCCTATTCCAATACCATTACCCTTTGCCCTTGCCAAAATTAAGCTTGTGTTAGATATTCCTTGCAATCGAATATTTAATGTAGATGTCGAACCCCTCTGCCCTACGTCCTACTCTGTTCTTCCCTAGCAGCTTCCCAGAATTGATTCTTTGCATATTGGGATAGGATAGGGTCAAGGTTTTCTCTAAACAATAGATAGAGACTCAAGCTCAAGCGTTTGCCCGCAAAGAAATAAGCCGGGTTAATGTAGAACTCTTCGCTTTCTATGTCTCCTATGATTCGCTTGTTCCGTTGCATCATCCCAACGTTAATCATCTTTGAAATGTATTCCTTACCCCTGTATGGAGACAGTTTCACAATGTCAATTAGTTGACTCTCTGTATATGGCTTGATACCCATTCCTGTTCTATAGCCCAACATGTTAGAAGTGGACACCATCAATTTTGCAAGTCTTGCAGTTCTGCCAATCTCTGCATCATTCATTCTCTCGGGAAATGGAACATCAGCAAACATCTTTGAACCACGTTTGTTGTAAGGAATAAGGTAACCTTCATCATTAAACCTGTCAGGCATCTTTATCTCTTTCTCACTGAATACTTCTCCATTTGCATCTATGTCCTTTACTAGCCTTATTGCCAATTAAACTCATCTCCTAAAAACAAAAATGTGTATTTACCCCATTCTGTACAACAAAAATGTGAAATTGATTTTATCTTTTTACACCCTCTACAACCGCATTATTAAAGGGTTTATTCTATTATTTGTAATCATTACTAGTGCAAGGCTTAGGGTACGTATCCTACGCACTAACGTATCTACCTCAGCACACAACAAAAACCCCTCATAATTTATATAAGGGGTACTGCTTTTATTTAACTATGGGGTATGTCTAATGGTTTATGGGGGTAGCTACTTCCAATCTAAAATAAATCCCTTTTCAATAGTGGCAATGTCGAAACGAGATAAGCCGTTCTTCCACATGTAATGCATGATTTCGTCCTTAGTGGGTAGTTTGGATAATTCAATTTGCTTTATTAGCTCAGGTTCGCTTGTTCGCTCCGCCATGTTCTCTTTGCCTTTATATAGATTTAAAATGTAACACTCTATTAATTCAGCATCATCCGCATATAAAACACAGCTTTGAGCGAAGTAATCTACTTCCATATCTACTTCAACTCGTTTTCCTGCACCGTTGATAATAAACGCCATTTAGAGTTACCTCGCTTTATTTTATTTAAAAAATTTATAAAAAATATTTTGGGATTGGGTTATTTGGAAGATGTTTGAGTTAGATGGTATGGGGGGTCTGGATTCTATTCTGTAAATTTACGCCAGCTTATTAATATGACGTTTGTAATTCCCTTTTTCTTATTTATATTACTTATCTTATCCTCTACCCGTTTGACATCTTCCATTGAATTCATTCTAGTTCCTTTTGGAAAGTCCATACCCGCATTTCCAAATCCAGATGATATTGATTTTCCGTCATCATTTGACCATGAGTAACTAAAGAAGTATTTTTCCATTATCATTCTCCTTTGTGGAAATGGTTTAGAGATTGTTAGTTAGCAAATAATATAGACAACCCCTTTACCTCGCTCACCAAACCGTGCCCATGGGGGGTCCAGATTCTACTTTCTGAAAGAGTCAAGGTTGTCCAGCCATGCAAGCAGAGCAGCAGAGCAAGCACACACAACAGGAGCAAGGCAACACACCCTGCTACTACAGACAACATCTATATGGTGATGATGTGATATGCATTGCTATAAAGTGCAAACAATTGCATGAGTCCGATAATGGGTATTACGTAAAGTAGCTATACGCAAGTCGCAATCGCTACATCCCTACTACTGCAAGGCTTCCAACGATTATCGCCATATTGCCATAATCACTTACTACTCTCTAACTGAGAATAAGAGGGTAAAATCCACGAGTGGAGGACATTATTTATCAGATATCTACTACTTCGCCGGCTATCTGTGATCTAGTCATAATCTCTTCCATTGCCTTTAGATCATCATCAGACATGACATTTACAGCCTGGATGAGCAGAGGGCCACCATTTGGACCTGTTTGCTCTATAGTAGAGACATCTTTCCAGCCATACTGCTTTAAGGCAAAGATAGAACCCTGTGGAGACTTAGCTGTGAACAGCTGTCTTTCTGCATAATTGTGGCATTTTAGCTTAGCGCGCACGATCTTGTCAGAGTGCTCTTTTGTATATCCCCATCTACTATTCTCAACATCCATCAATGTTTCCCTTGTTGTATCCAATGCTAAAGCTAACCCAGTAATAGTAAATGGCTCAACCTGCACACTCTTTCCTGTGTCCTCATCTATATCAAAGCAAGAGTCGAAAAAAGCATCTATCTTTTCTTGCAATCCTTCTACAGTTGGAAACTTTAGATTCTTTTCCCCACCCCTATTACCTACGGCGTACTGATTTCCAGCAGGAGCACCCATAATAATCACCTCTCTAGTCTCAACTCAAATACGCTCTATCGCATATATAACATCTGTCGCTATGGTTTTTTCTTTTCCATCCATAAATTTAAGTATTGTTATATGACCCCTCATGCTTACATCAACCGCTTCAAATTGCTCCTTGTTGTTATCTATATAATGAACCTTAACAATATACATCTCATCACCTCCATTAAATACATCTCCACAGCTCACAGGACTTCGTTTAAGCGTACTATTCAATCTTCTGCCACAATCTTACACAAGGATTAAATACTAAGCTCAAAACATCTTCCTTCTATAGAGCGGGCATCTCGCAAAAATAAACTTTATCATCCCATCATTTTGCCACTTGCAATGTACTAAACATTGCAGTACACTAAGATTAAGAAATGAAGGAGGCAAACATACATGAGAAAACCTGATGCGATCTACACAGACATTCAACCAAAGGATTTAAACGATTACATCAACCAAGCAGACGAAGAGTGCCACAAATTAGAAGCAGTAACTTATGCAGATGGTGAGCAACGCTTCGACATCAAAGTATGGTACAAGGAGGATTAACAACTATTGAACAGCGACAAGATAATCCTCGATCTTTGTGGAGGAACAGGAAGTTGGTCTGCTCCTTATAAAAAGGCCGGATATGATGTCCGGCTTATTACTTTGCCGGAGCATGATGTAATAACATATAAACCGCCTGATAATGTTTATGGCATATTGGCAGTTCCACCCTGTACAGACTTTAGTGTCAGTGGCGCGCAGTATTGGAAACGTAAGGACCAAGACGGAACAACCATTCAATCAATGGCGATTACAATGGCTTGCCTAAAGATTATAGCAATGTGCCAGCCTAAGTTTTGGGCATTAGAGAATCCAGTGGGTAGACTAAGAAAATGGTTAGGTGATCCACAGTTAATATTTAACCCTTGTGACTATGGCGATGCTTACACAAAGAAAACTCTATTATGGGGAAGATTCAATAAACTACAAAAAAATCCAGTTGAACCAATAAGAGTTTGTAGTCAAGGAAGTTGGTTGCAAAAGCTAGGTGGCAAGTCTGAAAAAACAAAAATGCTAAGAAGTATGACTCCCCAGGGCTTTGCAAATGCCTTTTTTAATGCTAATGATTCAGAAAGCGAAGTGAAGAAGATATGCCAACCAATAAGCCCGGCAAAGCAAGCATTACAATTCGATGCACAGATGAGGAACACAAACAGATCACATCAAAGGCAAGATCACATGGCATGTCAACAAGTGAGTATGTTCGATTCACTGCACTGAATGCCAAGATAATCATTAAGGCCACCAACTCAGAAAGGAAGGCATTTAAAGAACTATTAAACAAATACACCACACTGGAACAAACGATAGAAGAATTTGAAACATGGAAGGCTCTCTATTAATGAGGGTCTTTCTCTTATCCGTATTGATTCCCTATTGCAGCAGCCATAACATTCACGCCTTTCTAAGATAACTTAAATAAATGCCAAGGAGTAAACAGTCTCAAATAAAAGCCCTGCTTTCCATCTTTACGAGCTTTGCCAATGAATATTGCTACTGTTCCAATCTGAATGCAACCTTTACTGCCTCCAACTTGTGTGTGCATTACATCTTTTTTAATCCTGAACATAACAACACAACCTTTCTGTAAAAACTTATTAAATCTTTATACCAGTCCACCATCTCTGATTAGTGCATTCACTTTTTATCCATCTTGACACACCAATTTTCCTAACTTCTTCTTGAAATTCTCTTACTTCTTTTCTATTGTGATTCGGGAATTCAAGCAACATTGATAACGAATCTAATGCTCTTGCTTGTGTCCCAAAATAACAATCATAATTAGTCATTTGTAATCTCACCTCTATCTAATCTCTAATACAATCCCGCATCTCTCACAATACTTCTTCTGCCAAACATATCTATAGCCGAACATATCTCTATCATTAGTAAAAGCAGGTTTATGTCCAAACAGTAAGCAGGCTATCTTACTTATCATCTAACTACACCTTCCTATGTCTTATCTCCATCTAGCATCAGCCCATCTAATCACCCATGACCACAACACCACATTAGTAGCTATCAATATCAGTGCAATACCTATATTTACTATTCTATCTTTAATGGTCACAGCACATCATACTCCTTAATATCTAATGACAACCCCTACAACCCACATTCTAACCTCTCCAAATCCCATCAAGCACAATCTATATCTAATAACACTTAAACAGCTCAAAACATCATCCATTGCTTTCCTACTATATAAGCCATCTCCCAGGTTGTGTTGTCTCTGCCGACGAAGTTATCTCTATTAATAAGAGAGTGTCGTGTAAATAGATTTGATTACTTGTGTTAATGTGCTATAATGCTCTTAATACTAATAAGGAGATGACCACATTGGAACAAGAATACAAAACCACTAACATCCGTCTACCACTCGAAACGTGGAAAGCAGCTAAAAACATCCTGACAGATCATGGAGGCAGAGAAAGTCTCAATGCCTTAATCGTCCGATTATTGGACGAGTATTCAATCAAAAATAAATCAAAGAAACTTTAAGAAAATATTTAGCCCTTGTCAAAATAAGCACTTAAAAACCTCTGAAATCCGCATGGAATCAGGGGTTTTTGCTATGTCAATAAAGTTTCGAAAATATCTTGACAATACCTTTTACAGAGTGTAATATTAACACAACAGCACAAACGCACAACAGCAGTAAAACATTTGAGGGGGAAAACAACATGAGAGACCAAAATATCAGGAAATCAGACGGAAGGTATGCAGAATATGAACGGTGTGAATTGTGCAACAAAAAAGTCTTTAATAACTATTGCAGTGACGAAAGATGTAATAATGAGCTCCAAGGGCGCGGGGTCACATTATGCGACAGATGTGGAATAAGGCTATCTGAAATGAATACAGAATCAGTTCTTGAAGCATTAAAAAACGCAGAAACTAAACTTATAAAAAAGGGGGCATAAGTAGGTGCCCTCTTCCAAGCCAGGGAGCGTGGACGAACGCAGAAACTAAATGAAAGAAGGAATTAACAATGCAAACATGGTCAATAAACCTAAACGGAAAACCCTACAGCCGATTCTACACAAACCTGCGGAGTCAGAAGCATGAACAAACTATCATCTCGCAGTGGAAAGAACAGTTTGGATGTGGCATACCGGAAGGAACAATAAGCGCACGACCTTACATCAGCACAGTTCTAGACCATTACGGAAGATAATACTTAGAGGGACCATTCTTCCCTCTCTTGAATATCTCGACTCATGCCGGGATGCTCAAGCGAATGAAGAAGATGAAAGAAGGTAATAGCATGACAAAACCTAAAACTTGTGCAGTATGCAACCAGCCGATAGACACCAGTAATGATCCATATTTCAAGATTGGAGCCAAATATATCTGCGATGATACAGTTAATGTCGAATGCATTACTATCTACTGTAGCTGGCAAAGGAAAAACGATTAATAAGGGGAGGTGTAAGTCATGGGAAAGGAACTTTGTGGAGAGTGTGAATTCGAGTATGCTGATTTTGATGAGCGATTTGAAATTGATTGGAGTAGTGTTTATAAATGTAGAAAGTTTTCAATTGTACTAGAGTTTGGTGAATTTGGAAAGATTGTAAAATGTAAAAAATGTTTGAAGCAAAAGACCATCGGCTAAGGGAGGAATCCACCATGCTAAACGAATCAGCCAACACCCAACTAGCTCAGCAACTAGCCAACAGCCGCAACCGTTCTGTCGCTATCTGGACTAACTCGCGTGGTGCTGTTAATATCCAGTTTGAGGGGGTTGCACCTGTTGAACCATTTAACGTCTTAGAGATCGTTGTGGAGCCTACCAGTGAGTAGTAATAAGTCTACAAGACTAACCCAACCACACAGCCTTATTGCTACTCATTTCCTTCGCTAATCGGCTAAACTTCTTGGTCTCGCTATAGTCAATAAACCGCACGCAGTTTGCAGGAGGTTTATCTTTGTCTTTGCAATCTTTTACAAATACACAGTTTTTGCAATACACATCCAACCACACCTTTAAAAACAAAATAAAAAGGACCTGACATGGGTTATTAGTCCAGCACAGGTCCTGCATATAATCCTCGCACTTCATATCGGCAGTTGGGTAGCGAATCTCCCTGCATCTGCCATGCACTATATCCGGTTGGCAACTAAGCCAAAATAAAAGTGGACAGCCAGACCGATTTCTCAGGTGACTATCCACTGTTTGAGTATATCATGGTATTTATCCGATATCTAACATTTACATGCTATAATTATGTTGTTATTATGCTAGCGTTTCTGGCTTCTTTAACCAGTTCTAATAACCAGCAAGCGTTTATATGGATAGGCATATCACTTGCTAATGTTTCTAAATGGTTTTCCTCTAACGGATGATAAACATAGTAGCGTTCGGTATTACTCGCGTTATTCAAGGCAATCCTCAAAAGTTCGTTTTCATGTTCTAATTTCCTGTATGCTTCGGCTAGGTTTATCAACTTACGTTCTGCTTCGTCATCATCCCAATTTCTAAGCCTCATTGACTCATTCATTATTCTTTACCTCCCCCAGTATTCCTGCTATTTCTCTAACTGCTTCATCCCTTAACCGTTCATATGTGGAATGGTGCATTGCTCTCCATTGATACCTCTTGGCATGATTCCTCAATGTAACCGCAGCCCCCTTGTCCATGCCACCTTCTGTTAAATACCTAACCTTAATGATTAACTGCTTTGGCGCACTCAGCATAGATACAGCATAATCAATCAGTTCAACGTCCTTCTGTAGTTGTAGAAGCTCAGTATGCTTGTCACCTACCCTAGTCGCCAGATCGCCCGTAGAATCTGTTGTCCCGCTTCCGTGCGGTTGATCGCTATACCCTGGCGTTGTCTTTGGCCCCATCATGCCTAGCTCTTTTTGGAGATATGCTATTCTATCGCAGTTCTGTTTGTATTTTGCTAGGCGGTGGATTGTAGAGTAATACCATGATGGACGTTTATTTTTTACAGGTGGTTCCATGCTTTACCCCTTTCTATGCCCTGTCTAATTCTTTCTGAACAGCTTTCATAAGATCTTTAGCGGGGAACATAACCGTTATTGTTCCATTTTGATTCTCCCAAACTATTTCTCCCTTAATGCCACATAATGTTCTATAATTCCGTTTCCCATATTTACCACGCATTACAATTGCCTTTTCTGCATTATCTCCTGCTATATCTATTTGTTCCTGACAACTTTTAATTAAATCTTCTGGTTGCATGGTTCTCACTCCCTATCCCAAGTTATTAATATCAAACACAATTCCCCTGCAATAAACATTGCCATCTTCCATAATGCTAAACTTTGCGTGGGGTATATCTGTTTTATATGTCCACGATGTTGCCCCTTTGTTGTGCCATATTATCTTTATCAGTTTGCAATTCTCTTTCACCTTGTTTGAATATTTGCACTCATATTCACATTCCTCAAATAGTCCATTTTTATCAAGCCATATTTCTCCACCTTCAAAGCAGAATACCTCATCATCAATTACTCCCTTTAATTCAGCCCCATCATCCGAATATCCATATACTACAACAAACCCTAAATGAAGAGCTTCATTTTCTTCCTGTGTGTCCATTTCATACCCGTAATCCCTACCGTCAAGCATTTTAGCAAATTCATTAATATTCATGATTTATCCCCTTTCTAATGCTCTTCCTGTTCATCAAGCCAATCATCACACATAACCGACACTATACAATGATTATCTATTTTTCTCCTGACAATTGTTTCACTCAAAGGGCAATCTGTGCAAACACCGGGTTTTTGTAATCTTGTTTTAAGGCAATCAATCATTTCTTTTGTTAATTTCATCCCCACACCACTTTCTTTTTAATATCTAACTTCTCCATCCACTTATAAAACTGAGGTCTACCAACTCCCAATCTGTCTGCTGTCGCTACCACACTTGCCCCATTATTTAGCATCTTGAGGATTACTTCTTTTGCCGATGAGCCATATTCTTTTTCAACATATGCCATCTTTGGAGATTTAGATTGAAGGCAAATATTCGAGCAAAATCCCCTATTTCTT